CTTTGAGATATGCCGAAGACTACAATATACGTTACGGGCTAATTGATAAGGAAAAGCAAATTATAATAAATGGTCATGTTCATTATATATATGCGTGTTATACAACTAAGTACAGGGTATCAAGCGATAAATTAAGCGACACTATGGATTTAGAGGGCGGGTGGATTTAGCAATACAAGCCAATAGTGTAAATTACACCCTCTGACCCCCTCAGAGGTACACCACACACAAAAGCAGCCTATGATCGTTTTTGTCACCATTTATTGACATAATCGCTCACTGATATGTAAACTCTGTTTACTTAAATTGTAAACAGTGTTTATATAATGGAAGAAATAGTTGAAGTCTGTACGGGATATGCCCCCCGACCCTTACAGATGGAAATACACCAGCAGCGTAAGCGTTTTACCGTCTTAGCTATCCACAGGCGCTTTGGTAAGACCGTATTAGCTGTTAATGAACTCATAGACTCTGCCCTCAATTGCACCCTCCATAACCCCCGATTAGGCTACGTTTGCCCTCTATTCAAGCAGGCTAAGGCTGTTGCTTGGCAATACCTCAAAGACTATACCTTTATGCTGCCCAACGTGAAGATATACGAGTCTGAGCTGCGTGTAGATATACCTATGGGCAAGGTAGACGGAAAGCCCTCAGTAGCCCGTATACAGCTTTTTGGGGCAGACAACCCTGATGCTATGCGTGGACTTTATTTTGATGACGTTGTTCTCGATGAGTTTGCCAATATGCCCTTGTCTTTATGGTCACAGGTATTGCGTCCTGCACTATCTGACCGTAAAGGGGGCTGTATATTTCTTGGCACGCCTAATGGCAAAAATCACTTTTTTAAACAAATGCAAGAAGCTCAAACCAAGATGGGCGAGGGTAACCCTGAGTGGTTTGCTGCGACATATCGTGCAGATGAGACAGGGGTTATAGACCCTGACGAGCTTATAAGCGCACAAGAGACAATGGACGAGGCCGATTACCGTCAAGAGTATTTATGTGATTGGTCGGCTGCTATCAAAGGCTCTTTCTTCTCTAAAGAAATGAATAGCTTACGTGCTATGGGGCATATACAGAATGTATCGCATGAACCTAAGCTACCTGTTATTGCCTCGTTTGATTTAGGTGTCGATGACGCTACAGCCGTTTGGTTCTTCCAGTGCTACCGTACTGAGATACGGGTCATCAATTACATTGAGTGGACTGACGTAGGCTTAATACAAGTCTTAAAGGATATGCGAGAGCTACCGTATATCTACGCTGAGCTTGTCATACCTTGGGATGGTAATAAGCGTGAAGCCTCTAGCGGATCACCTACGCTCGATACTATAGACAGCTTAGGGTTTGATTATGTTGTGCCTAAACGGGTATCAGTCAAAGACCGTATCGAGGCTGCTAGGCAGATACTACCTAAATGCTGGTTTGATGAAATCAGGTGTCTACAAGGCATTGATGCCCTCGAAAACTACCGCAAGAAATACGATCACCACCGCAAGATATTCACCGAGCGTCCAGAACATGACGAGTATTCGCATGGCGCTGACTCATTTACCTACTTCGCACTAGCGTATGACCCCTACATGGGCGAGATGATGACTAATGCAAGACAGGCCACGCAGAACATTAATCACAAGCCACGGGTTAAACGGTCAACATGATTTTATCGCGGGTGAAAAAAGCCAGTGGTGGCATGAATACTAAAAACTACGACAAGGCAGAAGAGGCTCGCATTCATAAGGATATGCACGCCTATTTTGAGCGTGATATGGGCGTTCAATCAGCCTACAACGCAGACAGGGGCATAAAGCCTATGCGTCCTGCTAATTATGGGAGAAAGGGAACGTGAACAATCAAGACATTATCAGGCGCTTTCACGCGGTTAAAGCTACCCGCACAACGATACAAGATACTTGGGATTGGATAGAGCGTTATATTTCACCCTACCGTGGCCGCTTCTTTAAAGATGAGCGTAGTGAGAACAGCATAGAGTGGCGCAGACCTTGGGTATATGACGCTACCGCTATCATGGCTGCACAAAACTTAGCATCAAGCTTACATAGCCGCTTAACGTCTGCCTCTACTCAGTGGTTTGGCTTACGCTACCGCAATGAAGAATTGAATGAAGACACCGAAGCACTAGCATGGCTTGAGGAAAGCGCTAAGCTGGTATTCAATGCGCTGCAAGACTCAAACTTTAACCTTGAGGTTTCTGAGACTTACCAAGACTTAGTATGTTATGGCACAGCAATTACCTTTGAAGAAGAGGTTACCGTTGATGGTGTAACACAAGTAAACTTCAAGTCTATCCCCATCAAAGAAGCGTTTTTTGAAGAAAACGAGAAAAAGCAAATATCAACTTTTTTCCGTCACCTACAATGGACACCCGCGCAGATTAAGGAAAAGTTTGGTGACAAAGTACCTGACTACATCAATGAAGCTTGCGAAGACCCTCAATCAGTAGATAAAAAATACGATATTATTTTCTGCATCTACAACCGCAATTACGATAACAAAGTAGATTATTCATCTAAGACTATTGCGCCTGAAAAGCGTCCGTTTGGCTATAAGTATGTAATGCTAAACAGTGGCGATATGTTAGGCGAAGAGGGTGGTTACTACGAGATGCCTGCATTTGTACCTCGTTGGCGTACTACAAGTGACAGTCAGTGGGGTAATAGCCCTGCTATGATAGCACTATCTGATACCATGACTCTTAACCGTACCATTGAGCTTAATCTTAAAGCTGTAGAAAAAGCGTTAGACCCTCCCACATTAACTACTTCTCGCGGCCTTATTGGTGACCTAGACCTCGATGCTGGCGGCTTATCTGTAGTGCGTGATATTAACGAATTAACTACGTTTGAAAGTAAAGCTCGCTTTGATGTTACCTATCAAGAAATGGAGCGCTTGCGTCAAAACATAGAGTCTTATTTCTATATCCCGCAATTACTATTACCACCAATGGAGGGAACACCCGCCTCAGCTACAGAGATTGCAGCACGTATGCAGCAGCTTGAGGGTGTTATATCCCCAACACTAGGGCGACTACAAAAAGACTTACTCGACCCTATTATCTCACGCACTTACTTAATCTTATACCGCAACAACCTATTGCCTGAACCTCCACAGTCTGTATTAGACAAGGGCTTCAATGGCACTGAGATCGAATACACAAGCCCTATGGCACGTACTCAAGATAGTTCACAAGTACAGGCCATAGAACGATTCGCAGGCACTATCGCGTCATTTGCTGAGGTAAACCCTGAGTTAATGAAAATACCTGACTGGGTAGAAATGATGACCGATATGGCTGTGAAAATGGGCGTGTCACCTAAGCTGCTGAAAAACAAAGCTGACATTGAAGCTGAGACTCGCAAAGAGCGTCAGCTACAGGAGCAGATGCAGCAAGGCGCAGCTATGCAGCAAATGGGTGACGGTATGCAATCACTACAACAAGCAGAGGGGAACGTAGCTAATGAGTGAGAACGGTAGTAAGGAGCGCGTAGCGCAAGAGATTGAGGCTGAGCGTCAGCTAATCAAAAAGGTGTTTGATAATCCAGACGGTCACAAGCTGCTACAGAAATGGGCAGCTACGCATATCTGGGCTAATCAACTGCACAAAGACCCGCACATTCTATACGCACGCATAGGACAGCAGGAATTTGTAACCAATATCTTAAACAATATAGGGGATAAGTAAGATGAGTGAAGAAAACACAAATTGGGCTGATGCTCTACCAGAACAAATGCGTACCTTAACAGAAGTAGAACGCGCTAAATCACTAGAAAGCTTTATAGAAAATATGAAGACCACCCGCGAATATGTCAGTAATGCTATTCGCGTGCCTACTGAAAATGCAGGCGAGGCTGATATGCAGGCTTTCTATGAGAAGCTACAGAAGCACGCGCCTAATCTAATGCCTACCCCTGATATGGCTAACCCTGACTCAGTAACCGAAGCGCTTAAGCGTATGGGCTTACCTGACGATATGAAAGGCTATGAGGACATTGAGGGTGATGCCGTAGCATTTGTCGAGGGTCAATTTGATACGCTTAAGCAGTGGGCGCATGAAGCTGGACTTACCCGCGCACAATTCCAAAAGCTAGGCCAATTGATCGGTGCTGACACCTACAACCAGCAATCAGAGCGTGACAGTGCGCTAAAAGAGCAAATGGGCAAGGTATCGGAAGAGTGGGGCTTATCTGCTGAGGCTAAGTTCAAAGAGACATTAGACTTTGCTAAAGCCTCAGATGCACCACAAGCCATGATTGATGCGCTTGAGAACCGTCAAATTGATGCTGCTACCGTGTTTTGGCTAAATCAAATGGCTGCGAATATGTCAGAAAATGCTGAGGCTTCGGGGCAAGACACCCGTGCTAATTCTAATACGCTGACACCGTATGAAGCACAGCAGCAAATCCTTGAAATACAGAAGAACCGTGACCACCCGTACTATAATGGCGACCCAAAAGCACAGGAGCGTATGCACGAATTAATGCGTATGGCTAACCCTGAACGGTACAAAGATGCTGGTTAATTCATTTTATATTTGCAAATAGCGAATAAATGTCATAAATTAGGGGTGTCGAAAGATAACCCCTTTTTTTTGGGCGCTTTCATTTAATTAATGAATCGCACGTATTAAGCCCCAACACCATTGTTGGTCAACCTTAAAAGGCGAAGTTTAAAAACTTTACTTTATAGGAGACTCAACAATGAGTACCTCAATCCCAAATGTATATATTGACGAGTTCAACCAAGAACTACGTCACCTAGCTCAACAAGAATATGCCCGTTTCCGTAACTGTGTAACTACAGTTTCTAGCGGTGGTGAGACATATTCATTTGACCGCGTAGCTGGCAAAGAAGCCTCGCAAAAAACCAATCGCGCACAAGCAACCCCTGTCACTGATTACGATTTCAGTCGCCGTACTGCAATCGCTAAGACTTTTGATGTTGGTGAATTGATCGAGCATGAAGATCAAATCCAAGCAAAAGTAGCTATCGGTGGTGGTCTTGTAAAAGAGATGGGTATGTCGATGGCACGCGCTTATGACGATGAAATCATTCGTGCTATGGGTGCAGATGCGTTAGACGGTGACGGTGTGGCCGTTCCTTTCCCTGCTGGGCAAAAAATTGACGAATCAGGCAATACTATCACTTTCGATATGATTA